ATGAGCATAAATGTAGTGAAGGCATTGCTCATCTAGAAGCTTATCGTAAAGAGTGGGATGACAAGCGAGGCTGTTGGAAAGATAAACCGCTTCACGATTACACGTCACATGATGCTGATGGATTTAGATATTTTGCAGTGAGTCGAAGAAATACTAAACGGTTGACTAAGAAAATAGAATTTAACTGGAACTAACATGAATACAAACGTTGATTACAAGCATCCAGCTTACAATGAGTTTTTGCCTGAATGGGACATGGTTGGCGATTGTGTTGATGGCGAACGAGTTGTTAAAAGCAAGAAAGATAAATACCTCCCTCATCCGGCAGATAACAAAGATGAAGATGATAAGGGTAATGAGCGTTATAAGCGCTATTTAGCTAGAGCATCCTTTCTGAATGCCACGGGTAGGACACTTAGTGGTTTACTTGGTATTGCTTTCAGTAAGCCAGTAAAGATTAGTATTGGCGCTGGTGTTGAGTATTTAGAAACTGATATTGACGGTCAAGGTCAGCCACTTACTCAAATGATAAGGGATGCGTTATCGCAAAACTTACAACGTGGTCGAGCAGGGTTATTAAGTGATTTTAGTGGTTCAGGTATTCAGTCAGAGGCTAATAAGGGCCGCTCCTATATTCGATTATTTACAGCAAAAGAAATTATCAATTGGCGTGTAACGAACGGGAAAACATCCCTCGTTGTCCTCAAATATCAAGAGCCAGTAGATACAGATGATTTTGAACTGCAAATGCAGAATAATTGGATTGAATTAAGGCTTGTTAACAATGTAGCTTGCTCTCGTCGCTGGCATGAAGATGGAGACATAAAAGTTACAGAGTGGGTTGTATTAAAGGATGCGCATGGCATTCCATTAAATGAGTTGCCGTGGTCATGGATTGGTTCAATGAACAATGATCACACCCCTGATGCTCCTCCTCTTGCAGATATTGCGTACTTAAATATCAAGCATTATCAGGCTGAAGCTGATATTGCAGAGTCTGCACATACCGTCGGTCAACCAATGGTCGCATTAACGGGGCTTACAGACGATTGGGTTGAACGTCATGTGTCCGAAGGGTTTACTGTTGGCTCCCGTAAAGGGGTATTACTACCGCAAGGTGGTGATATGAAGTTTGCACAGCCCGAAGATAGGAATATTCAAATAACCCTAGCCGAGCGCAGAGAAAAGCAGATGGCAATGCTAGGAGCTAAGCTAGTTGAACGCGGGACATCAGCAAGAACAGCGACTCAGGCACAGGATGAGGCTCAAACAGATAATTCAGTGCTTTCGTTGTGTTCAGGAAACGTCGAAAAGGCCGTTAACCGAGCACTTAATTTCTGCATTCAGTTTGAGGGGAGTGGTGAGGCAACTATTGAGATAAACAAAGTTTACGATATTGCTCAACTGGATTCGCAAGCAATCACAGCTCTCCTTGCTTCTCTCCAATCTGGGGCTATGCGATTGATTGATTTTGTTAAGTACCTGCAAAGTATCAATATCATCCCTCAAGATGAGAAAGCTGAGGATGTTATCGAAGAGATAGAATTATCGCGAGCTAACTCAATGATGTAGAGGTGAATATGCAATCGCAGTTGATGTTAGATAATTCAATAATGATCCAAATTCTCCTAGAACGACTCAAAGCTGGCATTGTTGATAGTGAGGAAATGCAAAGAGAGCTAAGGACGGCTGTTGCTAAGGTGTTAGCTAATTTCTCAGGTCAGATAACATCGAGGTCAAAACTAAACGCCATCATTGCTGAGTTAAAGCGAGAGCTATCACCAGTTCTGACCAGTTACTCTGAGCATTTACTGCAATCTGTTCTCGATATCGGTGTTGAGTCAAGCCAACTTGAAGTTGATAGCTTATCGCAGATAGTAACAAATGAAGTAAGCAAGCCTGATGCTGAGAAAGTTAAAAAAGCCATTTTAAATGTGCCGCTGATATTAACCGCTTGGGGCGGCTCTTTATTTCTCAAGAAATTTATATCATCTTGGGTGAATAGCTCTATCCAGCAAGTAGAGAATCAGGCTGTTTTAGCTATGGCTGCTCAAAGTAACATTCAAGTTCTGCAGTCCACTATTAATGGGGCTGCAATTGATAAAACACAGGTCTCTACATCGACGATATCTCGAATTACTTACAACTACAGAACAATTGCAAATACAGCGATCCAACATGCTCATACATGTGCGGCTCAGGAATTTTATAAGGAGAATGACGATTTAATTAAAGAGGAAGAATTCAGCGCAATACTGGACAACAAAACATCATCGACGTGTAGGGCTTTATCAGGAAACCGATATCCTGTTGGGGCTGGCCCAATGCCACCATTACACCTAAACTGCCGAAGTCAGCGATTGCCAATACTTAATGATAAATTTGCTAATTTGATAATAACTAAACCAATAGGAAGATCTGAATGGGGAGAAGAAAGCTATTATGAATGGCTATCTAGGCAACCAGCTAAAAGACAGGATTTAATATTGGGTCCGACTAGAGGGAAGTTGTTTCGTGATGGTGGTTTATCTCCAGAGCGATTCGCACAGTTGCAGTTACATAAAAACTTTAAACCAATGACACTTAAAGATATGCAAAAGCTTGCGCCTAAAGCGTTTGAGCGAGCAGGAATTGAATTGAAATAACACAAACCCACCACTGAGTGGGTTTTTTATTATCCGCAGTTAGAGACTGCACCATCTAAACCAGAGGTTTTACGATGTTTAAATATTTATTAACGAAAGAAGAATTTGACGCATTAACTGATGAGCAAAAGGCTCTTTACAAAGAGTCTGGTGGTAATTACCAACTTCAAATCGAAGGTATGCCAGAAATTCCAGATGTGTCAGGACTTCAAAAGAAAGTTGATGAATTACTTTCTGAGAAAAAATCAGAGCAGGAGAAACGCCGGCAAGCTGAAGAGGCTGCAAAAAAAGCAGCAGAAGATCAAGCGCGTAAAAATGGCGATATCGAATCACTAGAAAAAAGCTGGGCTGAAAAGTTAAAGGCGCGTGAAAGCGAGCTATTAGCACAGTTGCAGGAGAAAGACGCGAGTCTACATACGCTATTAGTTGATAACGTTGCTCAAACTGTGGCTGCAAAGCTTGCTGGTGATGCTGCTCCGTTAATCATGCCACACATTAAATCTCGATTATCAGTAGAGGACGGTAAAACGCGAGTGGTTGATGCCAACGGCCATCCTTCTGCATTTACCATTGATGATTTAGAAAAAGAATTTCGTAGTAACCCGTTATTTGCTCCAGTAATCATTGGTAGTAAAGCCACCGGAACCGGAGGGGACGGCGGTAAAGGGAAATCACCAGCCGGAGGCAGTGATAAACCCAAAAGCGCGAATCCGTTAGTGGACAGCGCACGTGAAATCATTGCTAATATCCAAGAGGATTAATTTATATGTCTTTATATATTTTTCAAAAACAAGTATCTCTAGCAGCAACAGAGTTGGTTGCTCAGGCTGTCCGTCAATTTAACGAAGCATCTGGTGGTGCTTTAGTTATTGGCGATGGTGATCATATCGGTGACTACATTGAGCAAACATCATGGCAATTGCTTGGTGGGCTGGCTCAGCGACGTAATGCATATGGTTCAGGTAATCTAACGCCACAAGAATTGGGGCAAATCCTTGACCGTATGATTAAGGTTGATGGTCGTATTGGTCCCGTCTCAGTTACCCCGACAATGATGAAGCGACTAGGTAAGGATGTATCAGAAGCGGCTGCGGTAGTTGCTGCTCAATCAGCAGAAGCTATGTTACAAGATTACTTGAATACTGCTGGTGCGGCATTAAAAGCAGCTATTTCTGGTAATAAAGCGGCTGTTACTGATGGCGGTGAAACACCATCATTAAGAGGTTTAAATAAGGCAACACGTCCATTCGGTGATGCATATTCGCGTATTGTTGCTTGGTTGATGGATGGTGCAACATTCAACGACTTTATGGATGAGACATTAACCAACGCAAATAACCTATTCCAAATTGGCAACGTCGCCATTAAACAAGATAATCTTGGCCGTCGTTTTGTTATCTCTGATATTCCAGCTTTATCAGATGCAGACAAACAACATTCGCTAGGTTTAGTGACTGGTGCTGCTGCGGTTCAAACATCACCACTAATCATGAAGGCTCAGGATGTATTAGGGCAAGAAAATATTAAGGCACTAATGCAAGGTGAGTACGACTTTACTATTGGTTTGCGTGGTTACCAGTGGAGCAAAGATAGCATCAAATCCCCAACTAACGAACAGATTGCCGCGGTAGCTAACTGGAAGCAAATTGCTACGGATATTAAAGATACTGCTGGCGTTATGGTTTCATTTGGCAAAGATACCAGTGTTGGTGGGTAATGTGAGGGGCAGTCGCCCCTTATTTATCCATGAGGAGTGATCATGTCTATTGCGATTACGGTTGAGCAAGTTAATGAGCAATTAGAGGTGATGGGGTTTGAGGCAACAAGTCTTGTTATAAACTCTGCCATATCTATAGTGGACACTATTGATACTTGCCTTGATAGCGCAGGATATTCAGATGCGGTAATTGCTTTGATTAAACTGTATTCGGTTATCCTTATATTATCATCTGCTGATGTTCGTAAAATCGCGTCAGAGCACGCACCTTCTGGCGCTTCTGTTTCATATCAGTATTTTTCTGATGGCAGAAAAACATTGTTAAAAATGCTGTCTTCCCTAGATACCAATGGATGTACTAATAGTCTTCCTATTGAACGCCCCGTAGGTATCATTCAGTTCGATGTGTTTCGGGGGTGATATGGGAAAAATCCTGCGACGCTTTTGCAAAGGGTGGGCAACCATCTGGAAAGTTGAGGGTAAAGATAAATACGGGAAGCCTATATTTTCAGAGCCAATCCATATCCGATGTGATTACGGAAGTAGCTTTAAAGATGGTAGTAAAACTATTGGTACTGAAATAATTATTAAGAATGTTATTTGGACTGAGTATAGCGAAGCATCTCAAGAAGATTATATCGCCATTGGTAAGCATGAAGACAGAGAGCCATTTTTGCATGGTGCTAGTAGGATTAAGTCTATCGATAGAGACCGTGATATTAATGGCGGTCTAGATGATTACACACTAACAACGGCGGTGTAACTATGGGGGCAAAAGTAAAAGGAATAGGTAATGCGATATCTAACTTAAACTCTCTGGTTGGAAGCATAGCATCAAAGAAGATAGCTCGAGCCATGCATAGAGCGCTAGATATTGGTGGCAGGCAAGCTGCTGTATACACGCCAATTGACACTAAAACGCTCATTAATTCACAATTTAGAGATGTAAAAGTAAAAGGTACTCTATTTACTGGTCGCGTTGGTTATTCTGCTTCGTATGCTGTTTTTGTTCATGATCCTAATGTTAAACAAACTTTCCGCAGGCCTACTGCTAAGAAAGAATTCCTCCTGAAAGGATTTAAGGAAACGAAGCAAATGATTGATCAGGCTGTTGCTGAGGAATTTAAAATATGACGACCTTTGAGAGACTGAAAAACTATTTTTCTGAATCAGGGTTATCTGATGGCTTCATTCAGCAGGATTATATTTGGAATGAAAAAGAAGGTAATGATTCAGATTCATATATCGTATTTCAGCAACTAAATGGAACTGGTCGTATTGATGATTTAAGTGGTGATGATTTCTTCACCGTTTCACTCATATCTGGTAAGGCGTGGATTGAGTTTATTGTTCAGAGAGCTAACGAAATACTAGAGTATGTAAGGTGTCACTCTAGAAGTCATAACATTGGTTTTATTATCAATACATCTGGTTTTGTTAATCCAATTCAAACAACAGAAGGTAGGTTTATTATCCCACTTTCTTTCCGCTGTACATCTTAAATTAAACACATCTCAACAGGTCACTTCGGTGGCCTTTTTTATTTGCAAATAAAGAGGTTATAACATGTCTCAATGTCCTGACAAAAAAGGGTTGGTAATGGGTAATGCGGGAATTATCCGCATTGCAAAAGGATGCCCTGACCAAGTACCAGCACAAGATCAATTCTTACGCTTAGGTGCGTTAACAAGCAAGTCATTCGATTTTGGTATGGAGACGGTAACGTCTAATGCCGATGATATCAAGGGGTTAACAGAATCAATCGTCACTGGTGCTGATTTCACCATTAGTTTCGATGGTGAATTGAAAAAAGCTGGTGTAACAGGCTCTACTTCTGCTTTCGATATTGCAAAAGAAATTCTTGATGAAATCAAAGCTGGTCGCCAACCAGATTATTGGATTCAACTTGATATGAAAGGTGATGGTTCTGATGTTGTTCAGGGCTATATGTTATTCACATCATGGTCTATGGAGTTTCCAACAAAAGAAATCTCTACCTATTCAGGTGAATTGAAAGTTGCTGATGCAGAAACGGTTGAATGGCTACAAGAAGAAATCGTTGTTGAAAGTATTGCCGTCGAGCCGGCAACTCTGTCTGTAAAAGTCGGCGAAACCAAGACATTTACCGTCAAATTTACCCCAACCGATGCGACGAACAAAAACTACACTGCCGTAAGCGATAAGCCGAACTTTGCAACAGTTACCCAGATTGTGAATGTGGTCACTGTGCGTGGTGTTGCCGAAGGTACTGCAAATATCACTGTCACATCTGAAGATGGCAGTAAAACAGCAAAATGCGTGGTCAATGTTACCGCTGCTTAATATTACAAAGGGTGCTTTCGAGTGCCCTTGATAATATTAAGGAGGGATTATGACGCCTATTTTAGAAATCGGTGAGATGGTTATCTCTACTGATAAAAAGGATTACTTATTTAGACCGTCGTTCATCAATATGACAAGAATCGGTGAGCCTAAACAGATTGTGAGTGCATACGGTCAATTAAATGGCGCAGAGGTACAAGATTTAATTACTCGTGCCGTAATGAGTTACAGGGTTATCCCTGAGTGGTTAATAAAGGCCATTAGCAAACCAACATACGGACGCAATATCCTACAAACTGCAATGATGGTTATGCAGGCGTGCTGTGATGATGATTGTTCGGAAATTATTGGTGAATGGAAATCCGGTAAACGCGGTATTGTCTATAAAAGCGGCAAGATGCCAATTGCTGACATTATCGTCATTGCTAGAGAATTATTCACTCACGGAATTATCGGTAAAGCGAAGATCCGCAAACTGCAACGTAACGAAGGCAAAAACGAATTCTCAGATGAGTTTATGGCGATTGACTACATTAGTTCTGCCCGCGCTCACTTTGGTATGAATAGAGATGAAGCAGAACAGTTAACCATGACTGAATTTCAGATGATGCTCAAAGCTAAATACCCTGACGAGAAAGGATTTACCAAAGAAGAATACGACAACATCATGAAGCAAGATGATAAGCGCAATGATGAGCTGATCAGTGGTAAGCGTCGATTGGTGAGTAGGAAGAGAAAGTAACCAATTATCAGGCTTGAGATATTTTATAGTAAAGGTAGGAATATGAACAAAATCCTAAGGCAGTATCGACATATGAAGGTGCCTTTATTTGAATCTGGATATATTATCTATTGCGGCTCTTGGGATGATTGGCGCTCTCTACATGAAAAACTAGGCATTGATGGTGGGGATAGTTTTGTTAACGGGGCAAGTCGTACAGTTACTAACGCTCAGTGTGTGCTCCATATTATTGGTGTGTTTAACGGTAAATTATCTACTCTAGCTCACGAATGCGCACATATAGCGTTCGACATTTGTCACCGCGTCGGTGTGAGCGTTGAAACAGGGGCCGCGAATGAAACATTTTGTCATCTTATTAGTAGGATGGTGGATTTCTGTGTTAAACCCAAAAAAGCCGACGTAGGCCGGCTTTAATTATTACAACAGGTTAAGGACGCTTACTGTTTGGTGTTCTTTTTTCAAGAACCCATGTGTTGCCAGATTGCGTTGTTGGTGGTAGCTTTTCGTTGTCTCTCACTGTGGCATAATTGTTTTTTAAACCGCCACGAGGTCCAACTTCTCGATAGATACCGCCATCTTTACCTGTGTTTTCACCGGGTTTTTTACCCATAATAAAAACTCCTTGTAATGCTCGTTATTGAGCAGAACAAATATTAGACGTGAATTTAATTAAGTCAAATATCCGTACAAAGGAAATGGGGCTGCTACTAACCTGATGACGTTTGGTCCTTTATTCGTTTTCTGAAAGCGCTAAGCTTTCCTTTTAACACTCATCACTGATCAAATTACCAGATAACCATCCATAAGCAATATTGATATTATAAGTTAGTATATGAGTAAAATTGATTCTTAGTCTGCATTCAAGGTTATCGCTTTGGGCGTTTCGAGTATAAACTTTCAAAGTTTATCCATAAGAAAAGATTGCAGTTATATAATATTAATAAAGGTAATTATCTGTGTCTGAAAACAAAACTCCACTTGATTATTTCAAAAGTTTATCATTACCATACAAGGATACACATGATTTAATCTATTATAACGGCCCAATTAATTGGAATGGTTATGAAAAAATAACAGAGGTTTGCAGGAAAACAAAAAATGGAAAAGGTGTTATCCTAATTCTAATGACATATGGAGGTGACCCTAATGCTGCATATAGAATTGCAAGAGCTCTAAGACATAATTATGGCAAATTAACTATAATAATACCAAGTGACTGTAAGAGCGCAGGGACATTAATAACAATAGCTGCTACTAATTTGGTTATAGGTGACTGTGGTGAGCTAGGTCCGCTAGATGTTCAGTTAAGAAAACAAGATGAGATGTTTGAAAATAGCTCAGCCTTAGATTACTATCAAGCCTTGGCTGGGCTGCAAAATTTTGCTAAATCTGCATTTAAAGACTATATTGTAGATATTAAATCGAACTTTGGTGTTACAGCTAAGATGGCCGCTGAGTATTCATCTGCATTGACTACTGGTCTATTTTCAAAGATCTATGCACAACTAGATCCTATAAAATTAGGTGAAGTCCAAAGAGCGGTGCAGATAGCTGAATCTTACGGAGAAAGATTAAATTCTTATGATAATATTTTACAGACTAATGCAATGAGAGAGCTTGTTGCTGGATATCCTTCTCATGCATTTGTAATTGATAGAAAGGAAGCTTCAAAACTATTTAAGAATGTTTCTGCGCCACGAGATGAGAATGAAGAAAAAATTGTAACATTCATAAATTCTCAATTCAAAACAAGGTTGCGTAGTTGTACGGTGTTTAATATATCCGCTATAAGAGAATTAACAGAAAGAAAAAATGAAGAGTCTACTTCTAAAGAAATCAAGGAGCCAAAAGATGACAAACCGTCTGGAGAACCAAAAAAATCTAAATCTAGAGCTAGAAAAAGAGTATCAACAAACGGTTCAGGAAATGTTCGTTCCAGAGATGGAGAAGAGACAAATGTTCAACCAAACGATTGATTTTTTCATAAAGAAATCGCCATCTATGGATAGGCTAAACTTTAGATAATACCAACCCACTCCGGTGGGTTTTTTATTGCCTGAATATCTCAAATTATTGATATTGTTTGATTGTTCTAAATTGAAATGACCGACCTACAAAATAATTGTAGGTAACTACAAAAGTTTTGTAGTTCAAATATTGAGCGACTCCTAAAGGGTTT